ATCGTCCGGGATCATCATTAGGGATCAATATGCCAAACTCTTTCTCCAGCTCCATCAATATCTCTACCTCGTCAAGACTGTCCATCCATAGATCATCCTCCAGCTTGGATTCCATCGTAAGTGGCGTATCTTTGTAAAAAAGTCTACTCTTTATGATCTCAAATACTTTGTTCTTTATAGTTTCTTTTTCCATTGCTGTAATTATTTTTATTACTCTCATCATACCTGAATGCAGTTTTCAACTATGATGAATGATTAAACATTACTTGTTTTAGCGAACACCACCGACTCATGATCCGGCCTCAGATGGGCCATGCAAGCCTTGCTGTACTCGCAAAATCTCGCTCCCTCGTCCCGGAAAACGCATCCCCTGCACGGGATCTTGTTCTGCCCGTTGTAGTACGGCCTGTACTTTTCCACGATAATTTTCATGTCTCCTACAAACACGATCAAACCGGTAGGAGTGTTTCTCAATCTCTCTGTTATTTCCATGTTACTCTATATCAGTTTTCTTTACCCTGTAATGTGTCCCATTGATCTCTTTAACGGCAAAGTCAGAGAACGTCGCCTCTCCCTTGGACACCATCTTGCATACGTCGTTGTAAGAGTATAGCTTGGCTCTCTTGTCAAACTTGATGATATCCGCTATGTTAAGCTCCTTGTAGTTGAAATTGTCAATAAGATGGTTGATAGCGTCATTAAGCCGTTTTGTGGTGAACTTATTCGCCCTTACCCTTTCCGCTAACAAATTGAAGAACGGATCTCCCATTTTCGGGAATGCGGTCATCAATCTGCTGATAGATACGGCTATTTCTCGTGGCTCAGCTAAATCCCCGGTATAGAGACTTACGCTGCACTCACCGTTTGGATTCCTCGAAATCGGCTCGGGCGATTCCCTCTGCGATATTTCGAAGGAACTCGTTTGGATCACGGTTGCATTGTTGAGTATTTGCCCTATTTTTGTTGTCATAATTGCCTGATATTACTTTCTCGAAATTCGTTGGTTTGATAAGCCAATCGAAAGATGCTGTCCAGCCTTTTTTGTTCTGCCCTTTCAGGAAATCGCTTTGGTATGCCTTACGAATCATGCCGGCAAACGTCTTTTTGCCGTAAGATTTTATACGTGCGTTAATCATCCCTTTACGGCTATCAGAAAGCGGAGTCCTGAC